GAGGTGAGGTAGTCCTCCCATGATTCTGAACCGAGGTTAGTGGCCAGCAGCTTTTGCTGGGAGGTAGGACTACGCCAGGCGCCGGGGAGCCGGCTGTAGCGCGAGGGGTTCTTGTTCTTGGCATCGATGCCCGGAATGCTGCTGTAGATGATATCCCGGCGGATGTCCCATTCCTTGCGATTGGGCGCATCTACGCGGACCCAGGCATGGATACTCTTACCACCGGAGTCGATGAGAACGGTGATGGGCAGGCCAGAATCGCGGAATAGCTTCTCCTGTTCGGCCTTGGGCTTGTCATCGAACTCCACCAGAACATGGCGGTACGCGCTGACATCGTTGTCGCTGCCGCTGTAGAGGTTGGGCTTGAACGGGTTGATCCGGACGAAGATCCCCTCGCGTTCCGGTGACAGGATGCGGGACTCAGGACCATCGAATCGGGCGATCCAATCTTCAACGGGGATGAATGATCCAGCACTAACTGGCCTACCATCCTCGACGGCATCACAGATGCAGACCACCTCGGTGGGTGCGAAGGCGGCTTGAAGGAACCGCTTGAACTCGCTGGCTTGAGGATCGGGCGCAACCGCTTTGAACGAGACCTTGGTGATATCGAAGTGGGCGGATCCGGACTGAAGGAGATGGCCGGCTGGCTTGGAGTGAGACTTGGAAGCGGCCTCGCGGATCTTGTGGATGAGTTCGCGATCGGACCAAGGTGGTTGGCAGGATTGATTCCAGTTAGAGAGCAGGCCAATAGCATCGCCCTCCGAGAGCTGGAAGCCGTGTACGAGGCCGACGGCAGCGGTGTAGGTAGTTGAGTGTCCGGACTGGCCAGAGACGGCTGGCGGCACCTTGGAAAGCCAAAGGGCCGCTCGTTGGAGCGGTGTCATATCGTTGTTTGTTTGGGACCGATCGTTGGGGGCTACTTCATTTTGTCTATCTTCATCAGCCGTTTGATGGCTTGGGTTTTGGGGGAATAGGTTCCGGTCTTTTTGGTGCTGGGCTTGGCGGCGTAGGCGGCGGGCTTGGACTTAGCTTTCTTCATAGGGTTTGAATTTGGTGTGGAATTCCGAGGTGAGGCGAACGTAGATGTCGCTGCCTCTTTGGTAGATGATGACGGGTGCTTTAAGTTCTGCGAGACGATACTGGCCTACATGCAGAACCGTGACTATGACTCCGGGGTTGGATCGATTGACGAACCGGCAGGGTGGGAGAGCTGAGGGATTTTCCATATGCGACGTTCGATGGGTTCGGGGTAAGCAATCCAGCCTTTAGCGATGCCCCAAGCAATTATCTGGGCTGACTGTTCGATGAGCCGGCGGTTCTCTTCGGTGAGGATGGTTCGTTCTTCTTCGGTGATGGGACCGGGTTTCTTGTTATTTGAGAGGCGGCTTTCGTACCAGGGTTGCTCTTGTCTTGGTGTCTTCATGGGGTGATGAGGCGAGCCAAGAGACAGTTGCAGTAGGTACCCTTGGTTTTGGCGTTACATCGAGCATGATGCACAGGGTTGGAGATGATATGCGAAGTGAGGTCGCTCGTGAGCTGGACCAGCTCAAGGAGACGTTGGGATGCTTCTGCAATGAGCGCATTGGGGATTCCATCTGGGGTATCTAGTTCGGCTGAGATGATGTTGAGCGCGTTGACGATGTCGTGTGTTGAGGAAGATTTCATTTTTGTTTGTGGATTACGATTCCATTGCCTTTTGAATCAACCAGTTCTACGGATCGAACGCTCTCCATGCGGGCCAAGGTCTTGACCATCTCGATGGGGTCATGAGCTTGGGACACGCAAGTGAGGTGGATATCACCATCTCCGTAGTTGGTCTTTAGATTCTCTTCGGTTCGATCACGCCACACTCGGATGGTTCGTTCACCTGAGAGATGAATCACCTTGATGGATTCGACGAGCGGGAATGAATGGCGGCTCATTGCTTCGAGGTTTTGCCGCAATGCGGGCAGTGCCTACCTAGGCCGGGATCGATGGGTTGGGTATCAAGCCAGGCGCACAGATCGTGATAGGATCTGCGACCGAAGTTGGGCCACTTGAACGGAACGATTTCACGGGTTTCGATCAACATAATGGCGGTCGCCTTATCCGCGACTCCGAGTTTCTCCATCAAGAGGAGGTTGCGAGTGCTGAGACCGCTGGTCCATTTGTTTTTGTCATCATCGCGCTTTTTGCTAGCAGAGATGATTTGTGATACCCGTTGCTTCGAGATCTTCATCTCGTCACCGATAGCTTTGTAGGTGTAACCCTTAAGCCTCAGTTCTTTTATCTTAATGATCGAGTCGTTGATTTTCATGTATGTATGTTTGAGAAGCTTCCTTCTTTTCTTGCTGACTGCTTTATCTATTGCAATGGTATCTGTACCGCTCGATACCGTTTGTTTGCTTTGTGGCACTGGACACACAGTCCGGTTTGTGTTGTGCATCCGCAGCCCAAGCATGCGGCCAATTCGTGACATAACTGTTTCCATCGTTGTTCCTCTATTGTTTGTTTGTTTGTTTGTTTTTCTTGTTCCTGATGTTCCATGCGCATGATGATGAGATACCGTATTTCTTGCCTAACTCCCTGCATGTGAAGGTTGAATGTTCCTTGAGGATGGCTTCCTTGATTTCCTTTGGAACGGCTTCCCACCGCCTGGGAATCTTGGGGTCAGGATCTTTGAAGGCGGGAACTGGTCCCAACATCTTTGCCATTGACTCCTTGGTCAAGCCCAATTGTTTGAGTATACTCATGTCAGCAAGTGTTTGATGATCTGATTTCTGTCTTTAATCGTCGCTCGGAGAATGCTCTCTAGAACAACGTGAGGGTTGATTGTCGCGACATGATTCCATTCTGGATTGCCATCGATGTGTTTAGCTGTATCAATACTCTCAACGCGCACTAGTCCGTTAGATTTATGGACGTATATGAATGCGCAGTCTCTCATTTAACCTCCTTCCATTTGAACTCAACATTGCCGTCTTTATCTACCACCCACTCGGCAACTCCTCTGTGTACCAAATTTCGTCGGTGAGTTGTGTCGCTGTATCCTACACCAGCCGCGAATCCAATTCCGAAGAACAGCACTATTCCGCAGATTACCCCAATTATTTCGGATTCAAAAATCACGGTTTTGCCTCCTTCTCTTTATGGGCATTGTTGTAGTTTTTCCACGCTGCTACTTCTAATCGTTTTATGAGTTCCTTTGCTTCGTTGAGTTCGCGTTCGATGTCACAGCCAACACGATAAACATCTCCAGTCATATGTTCCATTGCGGCCATCTGCGCCGCTTTCATGCGTGGGGTGTCATTCACGCCATTTGTCCTCCCGCCACAGCAATAGATCCGCTCTCATTGCGTCGTTTTCTACCTCCAACTGCTTGATGCGCTCTTGAAGCTGTGATGCATATTTGCAAGCTACGGAAGGAATTTGAGTGCTTGATCCGCACCTGAAATGGCGCGTATTGACGCCATGAAAACACAAAAATGGAGCGTTACACCGAGGGCAGTGTTCGTCACTCACGGCTTTGCCTCCTTGGCTTTGTTCCAGTTTGATTGCTCTGTCAGTTTTCGAGCAGCGGCTTCTGGTGAATCCCAGCGTGATGGGTTTGAGTTTTCGCATAGCGCGTCCCCAGCCTCCTCCAGCCGCTTAATGCGCTCGCCCCTGTCCTCGTACAACGCAACGTCCGCAACCAGCGCGGCGTGCTTGTTCGTCGCGTCCATTAGCTCTTCCTCCAGCCACTTGATGCGCTTGCGAGCGGTGTTGAGTTCGCGTTCGATGTCACAGCCAACCCTCCAGACAATTGCAAATCCAGCATCAGGAGCGTCTAGGAGTGCTGATTGCATTCTCGGTGTATCGCTGATCATTTTCGTGGCGTCAGGAATATGATCGTTCATTTAGATTCCCTCGCTTTGAGCATCGCGTCGGCGTATGAATATGCACTTTCTGCAAACTGTGAATCTGATCCTTGTATGCACGAATCAGTTAACATCCCCTGCAACGCAGCCGCCGCAAAGTAGTCGCGCAGGGTCATGCCTTCGTTGTAGTGCGTAGTGGACTCAAAGCGAGGCTCCGGTCCGCTTGGCATTGGAAACGCCGGTCCGCCGTTGTTAATTGGTGCGCTCATTTCGCTTCCTCCATCACTCCGCAGGGGAGCCATGTTTTGCCACTGTCGGTGGAGTGTTGGGCGTGTTGGATCCAGTTTTCTCTGTCGGCAATGTAGTCGTCTGTCCTGCTAATCAAAAATCGCTGTTTTGGATCGTCACTCATCCTCATCCACGCACCTAGCGGCACCTCATCCGCAGTCCACGGGCGAAGTTTAGCGGTGGGTTTGATGCGGTATTGGGTGTCGCCCCATCCCCACCGAGGGCAATTTACTGGTTCCCATTTTTTAACAGGACCCAAGATTTCTATGTCCTTACCATCCACAAATGCCTGCATCACGCGAATGGCTTCTTTAGTTTCTTCGATGTTCATTTCGATTCCTTTGCTTTACGGTTCCTTGTCCAATAACTGACTTCGTAGTTTTTGATCTTCTTGGCAGCTTTGTGGATTTCTCCAGCCTCTTTCTTGCTGATGCAATACACTCCGGTACCGCCATCAATTAAGCTCTTGATCCTGTCGCTCATCGGCCACCTCCGAGTGCGTAGTGAAGGATGAGCAGCGCGTCACAGTTCTTCAACGTGATGTCTAGTTGCGGGTACAGCTCCTGGGCCTTAGATTTTAGCTTTCGCTTCCATTCAGGACCAGTAGCGCATGAACGCTTGCCACCGAGTCCAAGAGGTTCCTGCCAGACCTTGGGTTCCACTCGATGAAGAGCGTAACCCTGAGAGTAGGCCAGTCCTTGGATGATTCCGTAGTTCTCGTGCAGTGTAGCCACGCTCGATGAGGGGGTGAGATTGCTCACGAACTTGGGTACCTTCTCGACCCATAGGTGGGAGTCCGCCACCTTGAATCCGCTGATGAGTTGCGCCATATCCGGTAAGGATTCGGGCATTGCGAACAGGAGTATCCCGTCCTTGGTGTGGATTGCGAATCCGCCGTTTACGCCTGGATCACAGGCTACGATTGTTTTGTTCATTGGTTTGTTTGTTTATAGGATCGAGCATCCAAGTTCCTTGTAGCACTTGACCCGTTTCTTGGAGTGAGACAAAGCCAGAGGATGGAATGTATCCTTGAAGTCGTGGATGATTGCAGTGTCCTTGCCCGGTGCCCGCCGCAGCGCACGGCTGGCCCGCTGGATGGTTTTCTGTGCGCTCCGCCCTCCAGATACCATTACGAGGGTGTGGACGTTAGGAAGGTCAAGCCCCTCATCGGCAAGCGAGGTGGCGATCATGGTTGGGATGTTCCCTGCCTTGAACTCTTCCATTGCTTCCCGGCGATCCTTCTTAGGCATCTTGGAATGAACCAGTACCGATCCTTTGATCTCGTAGGCGTACACCTCGCCAAGGCTTACCCGCGGGACAAGCACCAGGGTGGGTCCAGTTGCAGATGAGATATTGGCCAACTTGATAGCTTCCTCATTCCGTTTCTTGTTCCCACAGATACCGATCTCGGTGAGTGCCTCCCAAGCGCACATAGCCCGAAGGATGGGCTGACTCACACGCATATACCTCTTGCGAGCGGTGAACAGCCTCTCGATTTGATCATCGATCCACTGCTGGAGATGGAGGTCAGTGGCAGAATGCATGTACACGGTGGCATGAGCCAGTACACCGGCCAGTTCCTCACGGCGGATCTCAAACTGGGTATCGCGGAAGAGCTTGCGAAGGATCTCATTGCGCTCGGGATCATCGGACCAAGGGGTCGCGTCGAAGCCAATTCGGATTCCTTTGCAAGATTCAATGATCTTACGCCAGGTGGTCGCCGGCGCATGCTTGCAGTTGTGGACTAAGATTCCGTTGGCGAAGTAATTCTCATTTCCTTCAACCGAGAAATTGTAGACATGATCTTCTCCGCGCATTGCTCGGCTCCAAGAAGGACTTCCTTGTTGGTGAACCTCAATACGCACCACCCGAGTGAATTGAGTGTTTCGGTTTTCTTTTTGTCCGCAGCCTTCCTGCTGATTGAGTTGTGAGACGGGCCGTCCACTTCCACCGCCAGCTTCACCGATGGTTCCGCCAAGTCCACTTTGTAGCAATTTGGAACCTTGGCCATTCCGCTCCCCGCTGTAAGTATCACATGCTCTATCAGAAGGTTGCACATGTACGAAAGCTGGTGCTGGGCACCCGTGTAACCTGTTCCATTCCCGCCACGAATCTTGGGCTTGTGGCCAATCTTTTTCAGCGATTCCGAGATACGCTTCCTGGTCTGATCGGATACAGTCCTCGCTGACATCCATTTGGAAATCTTGTCGCCCATCCGTTTGTTCGTGGCCGACATGGTTTCCGAACTCATTTTTGAAACCATCAAGTCCCGACACTGAATCGAGCAGTAGGCTCGACCTCGTTTGAGTGCATCCAGACTCTTGTGAGCTGGAGTTCTTCCCATGCATGTGACCGGCGTCTTGCACCATGCACATTGAGTTTCCACGCGCTTTCTCTTCTTGAACCGAAGAACGGTTTTGCATTGCTCGCAAACCGGCTTTCGGGTTGTTGAGAAATGACCGTTTCTTTCGGTCGTCGATCCGCACTCTCTGCATTCCATGTTCATGCGTTGGAATGATGGCAACCACATCGTTTGATGTCAAGCTGGCGGCTGGAACGTAGTCGAACCCATTCCAGAATGGATGACCTGGGGTACAGGTGACTGGCCCGTTTTCAGTCCAAATTGTCACCATCGTGTCAGGAGCCGGTGTCTTGAAAACCTCAAGAACCCTCCGTTTTTCAATGGATTTAGAATCATGGTTATAGGAATCGACAAGGTCTCCAGCCTTGATTTGGTTGATTGGTTTATCGCCAATTTGAACCCACGATGGGAAACACTCGTCGATGATGATCAGGTTCTTGCGGGAGAAATCTACGGATTCATGGGGGCAACGAACCTCGACCCGTGAAGTATCAACGCCCACTGCTATGAGCGAATCGATTGCCTGCTGACAGGTCTCACGGGTGGGAGCGAGCCATCCGAAGGTCCACTCGGGCCATCGAGCAAAGTGCTTGATGATGGAAGAAGCGATGACGGTCTTTCCGCATCCAGCAGGAGCGATGATGAGTCCATCGGCTCCAGACTTGGCCCACTCGACTGCTCGTTGTTGATAGGGACGAAGCAGAAAAGCTTGCGTCGTTTTATTTTCGGGATGATCTTGGTGTTGCATAGCGTGTCGTTGCGCTCTGTTTGTTTGGGACTCGATCACCCCTCGGAGCTTGCACTCTCCGAGGGGCTTTCGTTTGTAGGTTAGATGGCGTCGAAATCCACCGGCACCTTCTTCATGCGGCGGACCCGGAAGGCCGTCTGTTCGGCTCCGTTCTTGTCTATGTACCGTTCCTCCTCGATCACAATCACGAGGGACAGACCAACGAATCCCTGAAGGAACCGGAGGAAAGCCCCTCCGACACTAAAATCGAACTCGTCTCCATCGGCGATATTAGCTTCGGTGGCACTGATGAGGGCCTGGAGCCGCCACATCATGGTGTCTTTCAACACGAACCGGTCGCTGATGATCTCACCGGCTGGCCCCTTGTAACGGAGGGTTGCGACGGCGTTACCGTTCTTGTCGAGACCGTCGTCCTTACAGGAATTGACGGTGACGGTGTATTCGCCGGGGCCGGCGAACGGCTTAACTTCTGCGGATGCGCGATCTACTGTGAATTTCATATTAGTGTGCGTTGGTTGATGTTTGTTATTCGGACTGACGAGCCGCCCACGCGGGCAGCGAGAGTGTTTGTGTCGTTGAAGGGTAACAAGGCCAAGAGTTTAGTTCCTGGCATTCAATGAATGTGCGGAGCTGCTCGTCGATAATGGAGTTACCAAGATCGATGGCCTGTTGGTCGAGTTCGTAGCAGCAGACTCCGTAGGGAGCCTCCTTTTCGACCGCGATGAAGACAAACCGATTGATGCCGGTGATGCGTTGATACCAAGCGGCTTGAACGTGGTAACGGAACTGAGCGCAACTCTTAGCGAACGCCGCGGGTGAAGCGTCCTGGGTGGTCTTCAGATCGATGATGTAATAATTGCCGATCCCATCCAGACGAGCTTTGACCTCGATACCGGACCATTCAGCGAAGTAAGACACCTCGGTCTTGATTCCATCCAGTAGGCCAGCGGCAGCAGGATGAGCGTGAACCGCAGCAGCGGCTCCGGTGAGGTTGTTCCACTGATCAACAGGCAGCGGAATCTGTCCGTTGTCGATGATCAGTTGGTGATCTTCCTTACCCTGCTTGGTGCGACGATCACCAGTGAACATCCTGTAGGTCAGGATAAAGCGTTCCGGCTCTAAGACGGCGCAATGGGCGGCGGTACCGAACTCCAGCGCGGGACTGGATTCGTTGCGGGTCTTTCCATCCTGCCAAGAGCGGAAGTGCGCGGGCGACTTGCGGAACTGGTCGAGACCAGACTTCGATAAAGCCTTCGCCTCGTGGTAATCCGCGGCGGGCATGTCGTACATGATATCAACCATTGGAAACCTCCGTGGTGGCGATCTCAGGGGTGACGATGACGGCGAGCTTGCTGAGGATCAGGTCCGGCTTGCTGATGTACTTGGATGCGACGGCATCGGGGAGATCGCGGAATGTCTGACCATCCTGAATGCGACCGGCTTTGAGCAGCAGGGCGTTAACCTCTTGCTCGCGGTCCTCGAACAGGGCTTCGAGTTTGGCGGTGATGTCGAAGCTCTTGGTGGGAGCGACCGCGACCTCGGCAATGGAGGGCTGGAAGTCCTCAGTCTCCTCCGGGGTATAGACGCCGGCCACAACCTCAGGAGCGAGCATGCGAACCGCTTTGGAGATACAACGAGCGCGGAGCATTGCGGACGGATCCTTGGCCCATCCAGAACCCGGCTTGGCGGGTAGTAAGCCGGCCAGCTTCGCGTCCTCGGTTGAGAACCCAATCTCGCAAGCGTTTCCATCGTAGGTCCAGAGGGCGATGGCGGCGCGGGAATCGAACTGCTTCCAGAGGATCTTACCTCCGCGGGCACGGTAACCGGCGAGCATGGCATCGGAGCGCATGCTGAGGGAGCCGTTGATAATGTGGTATTCTCTACGAAAGTCGAACGGAGTCTTCTTTTCCGCGGCGCATTGCCACGCGATGAGCTTACCTTGTTCGACCTTGGTGCATCCTAACATGCCGGATGCCGCGATCCACTCGCCCATCTTCTCGATGGCTGAGATTGGATCCTGTATTTTGCTGTACATCTCGGAGTTATCCGAGGGTGTTGTCGTTGCGATTGAGTTGTTCATTGTGGGTTTTGTCTGAGGAGTTCCTCGATTACATCGGAGCGGACACGGATAGTGCGCTTCGTCGCCTTCATGGCTGGAAGTTTTCCTGACCGGATCCACCGACGCACCGTCTCGGGATGAGTCCCGAGAGCCGAAGCAATCTCTTGGACGGTTAGAAGTTTTACGCTCACGCAAGCCAAAGTAGCGGCGTGTTGCAAACTGTCGAGAGTTTTCTTTCGGAAAGTTTACTCGGAGCGGTCTTCGCCCGCGTATCGGCGGAGGAGTTGGAGCTGCTGAGGAGTAGGTTTTTCAGCAATTTTCTGGAGGAAATTCGTGAAATCTTGCCGTTTTCGAAGACCAGAAACCCCGGCTCCTTTGGCAAACACTTTTGCTACGACATTGTATCCCAAGGCCGCTGCTGCATTTCCCAACATGTTCTGGATGCCCTGTTTGACGTCTCCTGAAGCAATCTGAACAGGGCCTTGCGTAACTGAGCGACCGACACGTTCCAAGGCTGCTCCTCGAACTGTAGAGCCGGCCATACCAGCGGCTTGGCGAGCTTCTTCAATGACGCGGAATCCGGGAATAAAAGTGGAGTCAATCTGCTTCATCAGATTTTTTCCGATGATCAACTCAACATTGGCCCGCATGGCTGGATCAGACAGCTCGGTCAGTGATCCAAGATTTGCAACGCGGCCCTCGGAACTCGCCTTGAGCAACAAGTCCTCGATTTCGCGAGCGCGAATCTGAGTAAGTGTTTCGCCAGCGATCTTTGATCCGGCAACCGCCTGCTTTTCCAAAGACTTTAGCACCGAATCAACGGTGGCGAGGTCTGGAAGAGTGCGAACCGCACGAGAGGCAACTGCAAACCCAGTCGGAGTTCCAGTCTTTAACAACTCAAGCACCGCTTCTGGACCTTTTGCTTGAGCGGGATCAAGATTCTGCATGTATTGGACAAAGCGGTTTAGTTCCGATTTAGTTCCAAATCCGAGCTTGGCCAATCCGCCAGGGTTCTGCTGCTCAATGTAGTTTAGATCGCCGGCAAGCTTCTTAAGGTCTAGTTGATTGGTAACTGGATCAATCGACCGATCCACGATCCCAGATCGCGTAATATCGATAAGATTTGAAGAACTAGGTACGTTTCGAACCTTGGCTTTGGCAAGATCCTCAAGCAGCGACGAGGCATTCTCGAACGCTGGCGTTGCAGTTCCCTGACGAGCGACTCGACCGGCATACAAGTCGGCCATCTGCCCTGTCTCCATTGTGCCAGGTTTGAACGCTTGAACAACTCCGAATTCATCGAAGCGAGGGCGGAACTCGCTATAGAACGAGTTGGCTGTTTTCAGAGAATCTGCGTTCGCCTGTCCGAGAAAGGATGGAGCCTGATAATCAATGGTCTGAGTGATCCGGTTGGCTACGCCACGAATATCCCGTTTTGCGGAAGTTCCAAACGCTTGACCAGCAACGTCCGATACGTCGTACAACTGATCTCTGATTGCCCTGAGCTGATTGAGTGATGTCGGGATCTTTCCATCGATGATTTCTTGAAGCTTCTTGAAGTATGGAGTGAACGCCCTGCTCTGCTCTCCAGTGCTGAGAACCGGGTATTTGTCCATCAGGTTGAGAACCTCTTGCTCCACCGAAGGATCGGTTGGACCGGCTCTTCCGGTCAGAACAAAAACAGGGTCGTTCTCAAACTGTTTAACCGGAGTGTATAGGATATCGGCGTGATTAGAAAAAGCCTTCTTGGTATTTCCAAGCACCCCCTCGATTTTATTTCCCATTACCGCGGACTGATAAGGTCTGACACCGCCTCCACGGATTCCACCCTTGAGTGTTTCCATTTCAACGGATTTTTGAAATGACTGTTGAGCCTCAGCAAGAGCGTCTTGAGCAATGCTTTTCTGAGCTGCTGAACGGGCGTTTTCAACGGCAGCAAACGCCGAATTTACGTTTTGAGCTTCGTTTGCAAGCCGCGCACCTGTCTCCGGTCCAAGATCTCCAATCGTGCTGGAAATTCGGTTTACAAGATTTGGATAGTTTTCAGCAGGTGTTCCCATGACACCTTGGACAGCTCTAGCGATTGCTTGAGACTGATCAAGAAGTTGCTGGCGAAGATCCTGGCTACCCGTTTGCGAAACAACACGGGATTCAAGACCTGCAAAAATAGGAAATGCCTGACCAACGGTGGCTTCGACCCCAGGACCCACGTTTGGAAGCCTTGAACCCATGTATTCAACGAGTCCGCTGCGATCAATTCCACCTTGCAGAAAGTCGCTCATTCCTCCGGCCACTTTTCCAATGGTTCCAAGTGCGCCTACAGCACCTGCTTGAATTCCAGCCTCTTTGAGCGGACCTTTTCCTTCCGCTAATCCTCCCAAACCTCCAGCAAGACCCGCAGCACTAGCCGTTTTAGTTAATGCAAGTGGAACCTTGTTGAACACTGGTGCTGCACCGCGGATAGTTGCACCAATCATTTCTCTAGGACGGTACTCTTTTCCTTCAAGCTGCTTTTCCATTACCTGCGCTCCAGCCTCGCCAACCAAGGATGAACCAGCTCCAGCGGCCATCATCGCTGGTATTCCTAAACCTCCACTTGCAAGGCCAACACCTAAAGGAATTCCGTATCTAACCGCTCCAGTGGCCAAATCCCTGCCGGTTTCTGGATCTTGAAGAGGAGGGCCAGTAAAACCTCCACCGCCCGCTCGTGCTGCGGCGGTAGCCATCGCGATCCTACGCTGATCATCTTGTTCGCTCGTGAAAGATTCAGACTCTAACTTAGCCAGCTCTTTTTCAATCTCAGCCATGCGGGCTAAAGCAGCCTCACGAGTGGGTCTATTTTCCATAATGATTATCGGGTTGTAGAAGGTGCGTTAGTGAGAGCAGAGCGAAGAGCGTTTAACTCTCCTCGAAGATCTTGAATTCTACTGTCTTTGTTTTTGGATGCGCCCTGTTTCCCTCCGAAGTTGAGACTCTCACGAGTTTTTAGCCAAGAATTACGGGCCTCTTGTGTGCGCTTCTCAAGAGATTCAGGAACTTGAATTCCAAATGATTTAAAGTCTTCTTGAACAACATCTCGGCTAAACACGCCATCCAAGAATCCGATCATTCGAGGCAGGAAGTTCGCAGAGTTAGGATCACCGAATTGAGAGCGCGCTGAAACCAGCTCGTTTCCAGTAAGCGAAGCACCGAACAGATCTTTTCGTGTCCCAGCAACAACTTGTTCAAATTGTTGAACAACTTCGTTTAGCAGAGCAACCTTTGGATCCTCAGAACCGTATTTATTGCCAACACCTCGAAGCCAGCTTGTGAATCCATTAAAGTTCTGCTGAGATACTTTTGAGAGGTCTTCGCTCTTGGCCAACTCAGAAATATTTCCAGCAAGTGTCTGAGCCTTAGAAAGCAAACCAGTATATTTGGTGAGTTGCTCGCGCTCCTTGGGAGTCGCAACGCTCGTAACTCCAGCTATATCGCGATTACGAGCATCTTTCTGAGCATCCAAAGGAAGAGCGTAAAACATTTCCTGCAACTTGGATTGATCAGGGGTTTCTTTCCTGGCTTCCTGCATGAATCCACGAACAACGTTTTGTTCGGCCTGCTCACGTTTCTGAAACGCAAACACGCGCTGGCTCTCGGCATACTGCTTGGAAGCAGGCTCTTCCTCCGCAATAGCCTGAGCAGGCGTCATCTTTGACACATCCATCGGTGACGGATAAGCACCAGAGGATTGCAGCCTTCTCAAACCGGCTTTAGCGATTTCTCCGCGTTGCTCAAACGGAATACTCGACTGCATCTTGATATCTTCAGTGCGTCGAAGAGCCTCAAGTTGGCCAGCGGTTGCTCCATCGGGAATGTTTATTCCTCGCCCTTCAAGGAACTGACGATTTTCTTCTGCTGCTATATCCCTTCTTTGTTTAATCCCAGCACCTTGTTGAGCCAATTCAGCTTGAGCTTGGCCCGCTGCAATGTTGAACGCGGGATCAGCTTGGGACTGCATTGGCCCCATTGATTGTCCATAGCCGAACAGCTTCCCTTCAGTGGCAGCAATTTGCCTACGAAGAGACTTGTTCCTAAAGTCGGCCATCTTCTCTTCAAGGGTTGCTCCGGTAGGAGCCTCAATCCCCTGCTGAAGCGCATTGATCATCAACTGACGATCAAGCATTCGCTGCTCGTCCCGCTTACCAAACTCCTCTTGGAGCAACGCCTGACGCGCACGAGCGGCCTCCTGAGCGCGTTGGGTGCTTCCAGTCACTGCACCAGCAAGACCGCCAGTCAGGACGTTGAAGATGTTGGAAGCGACACCAGGGCGGTATTGAGCTTGCCCCTCGATGTCGGCGGGATCGGGATAGTTGTAGTTCGTAGCCATAGGTTAGTAGCCTCCAGCGAAAGTGTTTTTCTTGCGAAGTGTTCCGGGTGCGACGGGTGTTGGTGCCATGCTGCGATCGGGATTCATTTCGCTCCCAACAGGTTCTTGTACTGGACCCATTCTGTATTGATTCATTCGATCCTCCATCCGCCGCTGAAGTTCTTCATCTCTAATCTGCTTCATTGCCATAGCTCGTTTTTCGAGCTTGTCGTTCATTCCACTGGCCTGCCCATAGATACCCCCAGTCAGCAGATTGCCAAGGCGTTCCATGATGGATGGATCGTATTTCGCAGCCTCGCGAACCAGCTCGGGGTTGACTCGAAATGCTTCGGCCTCAGCAAGTTGTTGCTGCTGAAGCTCTTTGTCGCGCCCGCTGAGGTTGTTATACAAACCACCTGTAGCAAAATTCGCGGCGTTCTGTAGGAAGTTTTCTAAAGCCATAGTGTTATTCCGTTAACGATCTACCAGCACCTCTTCCACGAAGAACACGCATTGCCGCTGCAAGAATTTCATCGGGGTCATAGTTGATATCTTGAGAGTATCCAGGAGCAAGCAATCCTGCTTCCCTACGAGGTGGAATCGGAACTTCCGTTGGCATCTTAAATGGGATTATTTTTCCTTCTCTTCTAGTTATCCCAGTAGATGTTTGAGTTGGATATTCCTTGAATTGATACGGTTTAGGAATAGGAACATTAGGACGATTGGTTGTAATTACATCTCTTACAACATTGTACGTAGGAAGTATTGGAACATCATCTTGAGGAGGTACCGGAGGCGTTGGAGTCTGATCACCAGTTAGATCCTCAACTTCCTTATCGGTAAGGTATTTTACATTCTCATCCTCGGTAGGAGGAGAAGGTTTATCAGGTTTTGGGATATAACGATCAACCCACTTCCATTGATCGTAGTCCATAACAGGATCCAGCATTCCAGGAGGAATGTCAGGAAGGTTAATTCTAGGAGGGTTTGGAGGAACTCTCGGTTCTACAAAGTCAGGGTTTGGAACAACTTCAATAGGCAGCCCAGTGTTTGGGTTGTTTATTATTGTTGGGCTTGCGCTTAATTGTTCTGCTACAGGATTTAGCTGCTCTTGATCATTACTGACAATGGCATCGCTCAACTCCATTCTTTTTAATCGAAACCCTCCTCCGCCAACATTAGCAATATCGGGTGGAACTGGCTCTACGTTATCACCTACAAGAATGGGTTTTGAAGGTTTCCTAGGAGTTAAAGTATTAGGGACACTTAGATCGGGATCACCTACAAGAGGAGTTTCTGGAATTATTTCAGGATCCGAGTAGTAACTCAGAGGATCAACAGGAGGTTGAGCATATCCGGATGGGGTTACTGGACCGAACTGGGCAGGAGGAGACACCTGAACAGCCGACGGTTTATCCATCGGGGTAAATGTAGGAGTGGAAGGCCCCTCATACAAACCGGGCTTGAATTCAACAGGAGATTGAAGATTCTCCAGATCCATCAAATATTTTTCAAAAGGAGATACCGGTTCCGTAGATGTTGCAGGAGGAGACACCCGAACAGCCGTAGGAGCTGCCGTAGGTGTAAACGATGGTGTAGATGGTCCTTGATAAGAACCGGGTTCAAATCCAACAGGTGGTTGAAGACTTTCAAGATCAACAAGAAACTTCTCAAACGGAGATACCGGCTCCGAAGGGGTTCCAGTTGGAAACTCAAATGAGTAAGGAGGAGCAGCTGGTTCTGGATCTTGTGTGGAAACGTAACGGTCTTTCCATTGTCTAGAAACAGCGTCAAAAAAAGGATCGACCAAT